GCGCCCGAAATCAATGCGCCGAGGCCAGTCCCCTCGGCGAGCGTCGCGAGTTCACTCGCGCCACCCTTGGCTCCGGTGTAAGTATCGAGAACGCTCTGACCGATACCGACACCGGGCAGGCCGAGGTCGCCCAATATTCCGAGACCTTTGCCAATGCCGCCGCTCACGTCGCCGCCGCGGATCGCCTTAACTGAGTCGGCGATGCTATGGAACTTGTCCATAACGCCATCCAGGCCGCCGAAGTCGCCCAGTGCATCGTCCAGGCCCAGGCCGGATGCGATCTTGCCGCCGAGGCCCTTGCCGAGGTCGGCGCCTAATCCGCCCCAGTCCTTGTTGAGGGCCTTGCTAAGTGCGCTCTCAACGTCGATCCCGAGAGTGTCGGCCACGCCTTTTAGCGGTTCACTCAGGACCGACCCGAGCTTTGTGCCGAGTTGGCCGACGACATCATCGAGCGCGCCACTCAGATCCTGCTTGACGAGCTTCTCAAGCGGGTTTTTCAGGTCAAGGCCAACACCCTCAGACAGATCCTTCAGCGGGCCGGAAAGGGCCTCCCCTAGTTTGGTGCCGAGCTGTTCAATGGCGCCGCTGTTACCCAAGGCGTCCATAAACTCCGGGCCGATATCCCCCGCGACGTCCTTGAACTTGTCCTTCAGCTTGCTGACCGCGGAGTCGGCGGCGGAATCATCGACCCGAGGGACGACGTCGATATAGATGGCGTCGTCATCATCGGCCATCGAACGTCACCCCCAGCGTTTTCTTAGGAATATTTGGGAACACATACGCTCGGGGTATGCGTTAATAGCTACATGGATTTGACCTCATGGGCGGTGCAGCGCCAGCAGCGCAGAACATCCGGCGCCAAGACGTCTTCTAAGAGCTGGCGCATTCCGGCCAGCCTGGTGGCATTGGCGGTCTGTTTTCTCATCTGGCAGCACCACGGCTTTGTGCCAGCCCTGCTAATTGCAGGCGTCTTTGGCGTCGTCTACAGGCTTGATGCCATCATCAAGAGGCTCGACAACAAAGGCGCCCCGCGGGGTTGGTATCCAGGGCCATCCGGCGAGGATGAGCGCTACTGGAACGGCCACGAATGGGCCGACCTCCCGGCCCGTCCACTGTCGCGCTAACGCTTCTCGCCCTTCAGTTGGGCGATGACGTCGTCATGGGCCTTACGTGATTCCGCTTGATTCTGCGCCCTTTCCCTCTCGGACGAGGGTGGCAGCACGGGCTTGAACGTCAACCGCTCCTGGCCGAGGAACGCCCACAGGTCGCCCCGCATGGCTTTGATCTCGTTCCAGACCCCGGTGGTCAGGTGATCCCGCAATGGCCAGTCATCGCGGTAGGCGACTTTGAACGCGGAATCTTCGGGTAGATGTTTGATCAGGATCAGCAGCCGCCGGCTGGACATGTCCCCGCGGTACCAGTCGAATAGGTCGATGCCTTCAAATAGCAGCGAGGCCTCTATCTCCTCAGCGAACTGAGCTAGGAGCCATTCGACTGCTGGTCTTTTGGGTCTGGGCCATCTTCCGACTTGATGAGGTCGCCGCTTTTCATCGTCGCGACAGCTAGGGCGATCATGCTCGATTTGCCGCCAGCCTTGATGAACCGGGCATGCTCTTTGGCGCCGAGAACAGCCTTGGCATACCGGGTGTTATATGGCTCGTCACCATCTTTGGAGGCTGCTTTTACCGCGGCTTCGGTTTTGTCGTCCCATAACCAAGGGTGCAGAACTTCGACCATTGATCCATCTGCCAGCTCGAGCTCGAGCCGAGATGACAGGCCGAGGGCTTCCAGCTGCTGTTCGCCGTACTCGGCGGCTTTGATGCGCAAATTCATGGCTGTCCTGATCTCCTTGTGGCTGTGTGATTTTGGTTGAGCCGTGCCGGGGCGTCAGCACAGCCAGCACCCGCCCCAGCACGGGGCTTTTATGACGCGGTTGAGGTGAACGAGTTCGACGGCGCCGACGTGATGACAGTGGGCGTCGGGGTGTTCGAGTCGGTCGCGATTACCTCGACTGCGTTGTACAGCGTGGACGCAGACAACCCTGTGCCCTGGACGGTGGTCGTATTCCCGCTCACGGTCGGCGAACCCGTCAGCGTGAGGGTGGTGAACCCGCCGCCGACGGTGAGCTGCTTTTGCGCGGTGTAGGTGATGGGCGCGATCAGTCCGGCCGGCGTGGTGAACGAGATGTTCACCTTGAGGCCGGTAACCGGGGCGGCGACAGGTACGGTCGGGAATCCGACCTGGAAGTTCGCCTCACCCTGCAGGCGCCATCCTGGGCCATCCCTCAGAATCCAGCGGGGAGAACCCACGTTGACGGTGCCGTCGGGGTTGGCCGGCGGGGTGGTGTACTCATCGGGAATAGCAAAGGCTTTCACGGGCAGCGCGGCGGGCTCGTTAATGTTCCACGGGATTTTCCCGAAGTCGCCAAACAGCACCTTGGGGTAAATCCGGACCGTGTAGTAGTTCTGGCCGGAGCGACCGTCAACGCCGATGAACATGCACTGGCGCCACCGCAGATCCAGATCGACAGGCGCCGACGCAGCGTAGCCGACCGCACCGACCTCGAACAGGTTCGATAGCACCTGGTTGCTGTAGATCGCATCCACGACGGGGTTGGATTCCATCAGGGTCGCCCCGATTTCCTCCGACTGTCCCGTGTAGTCATAACGCGCAGGCCAACGGGATTGCATCACCTTGGTCGGCTTGACGTCGAGCTTCGGGTTGAACTCCGGTCCCTTTTCGTCCATGTAGCCGAGGTCGTACCAGGGGCCACCGGGATTGCTGGACGAGAACAGGGTCGATACCAGGTTGCCGTCATTGGAGGTGAACGGAGTGAACCCCGTCAGGGAGGTGGCGGCGAAGTTCCAGTCGCGAATCAGCCAAGACCCGTATAGAACCTTGCGGATGTTGTCTTCGTCACCCTGAAATAGGGTGGGCCACAAGACGCCAGTGCTCATTGGGTGCCTTTCAAACGGGGGTGGTTAAGTGGCTGCACTAGGGCGTAGGGCCTAGTAGCCCTGAATGGACGGGAGTCGGATGTCGATGACGTAGCGGGCGACATAGCGGTCCATGACCGCGCCGCCGCCGGACGCCTCCCATTGGAGATAGATCGGGGTTTGTTCGACACTGCAGGCGTAGATGTTCCAGGGATTGCCGTCAACGGTGACGACCGTTTTGGCGTGTAACTGGCGCATCGCGTGATGGACGGCGCGCGCCGTGGTTGACGCCGTGGTCTGATCGGCGGCGAACGTGTCCAGTTGTACGGTCGCGCGGTCCACAACCCGGTCATCCCCGCCGGCTACCCGCTGCACCAGCATGAATGGCAACGGGAGTTGCGCGGGCATTCTGGCGGCGATCTGCCCGGCCGGGATGATGTTCAGCGGCGTCAGGTAGGCGATGACGAAGTCTTCGGCGTCAAGTTCTGGTGCGGGCGACGTCATTGGAACTTGGCTTTGGTCTTGGCCCTTGGCGCATAGGTGGGCATATGGGCGTTGCCGAACTCAATCCATTTCGCCTTGAAGTCGGTGTCTTTAACGCGCTTGCCGGGAACATCCCCGCTCGGGTGGTCTTCGATGGTGATGGAGTCCCGATAAGCGCCGGGGGCGCCATAGGAGGGCGCCTCCCTTTTCGGGGGCTTATCGCCAAACACCGGAGAGATGGACTGCCAATACTCCTGAACGGCCTGGGCTTTCTTCTCAACCCCGGCCTGAACCCTTTTGCCGCGCAGGATCTTTGTCCACTTAGGCATTCAAACCGCTCGGGTTCTCAAGCATGATTTCGACGTGGTGGGGTGCCCCGTTGACGCGCGGCTGGACCTTGGCTCCGAATACGCGGTATGTAGTCCCTTGGGCATCAACGAGGCGGTCTGTGGCCTTGGCTGCGATCGCCGTCGGCGTGGGTGGGGTGATGAACCGATAACGCTCGATGGCGTAGTCGATGTTCGTCACGTCTTCCTTGACTTCCATCGGCTCAATCAGCCCATAGAGCGTGGTGGCCGTGTAGGTCAGTGTGGCGATGTTCTTGCGGTCCAACGTGCCCGGAGCAGACGTCTGGTAGGTAACTACCTGGGCGCCGATCACAGGTGCACCAACCGATATTCGCCGAGCAGCTTCTCATCCAGCCAGCCGGCGGGCCCGGTCGGGTCGAACTTCTGGCGGACGTCCCCGATGCCAAGGTCCGTCACACTGTTGGGGCTATCCAGAAAGAGCGCGGCGCCGCGGATCACCGCGGAGATGATGCCCTGCGGCAGCGGCGGGACGCTCGATGGCGCATTGGATTCCGAGCCCGGAATCGAATACCCGTGGGCGTAGTTAACCTGCAGAGAGCGCGGCAGCGTCGGCCACGTCGGAACGGTTCCGTAGTCAAAGAACCCGTCAGCGTTGGCGACACCCGACCAGAAGCTCGAGCCGGTAACACCGTAATAGCCGAAATAGCGGGCCGTGTTATAAAGCAGGCCATCCTCAGCCCACCCGTAATACTGCAGCTGAGTCCACGTCAGGCCGCCGTTGATCGGCATATTGGCCTGCACTGAGAACACGTTGGTGATCGGCGGGTTGGGCAGCAGCGCCATTTCCTTGCCGCCGTCGCCCCGAAACGGGTTGATGAAGACGGTGTCAGACTCGATGTAGGCGAACTTGCGCTCGCAGTAGGACTCGATTGAGTCCGAGGCCCACTCAAGCGCCAGCTGTACCTCATCGGAGGTATGGGCGCCGACGATCATCGGCATGCCCATCACCTGCGACGCCGGGACAAGGCTCACTTCGTTTGCGCGTCCGTACTGTGCTTGGGCTTCTTGTGCTCAGGCGCCTTCACCACTTTGGCGTGAACATGCCTGTCGCGCAGGAACTTCGCGCGGTTATGCAGCTCCTCGCCCTCGATAACCTCGCCCTGCAGCGACCCGTGGGAGCGCGGGCCGGCGGTGCCGTCGTCAACCTTGCGGTGGTCACTCATAAGAATGCCTTCCTGAAATGCGGAGGGGCGCAGGATCGCTGCGCCCCTCCTGCATTGGTTACAGCGGGTTCAGCTGAGCGAGCTCGAACAGCTCCGGGCGCTCGATGGCGAGGCCGAGGCGGCTGTAGGCGCGCATCGTCCACATACCCTGCTCGAAGTCGAGACCGTTCACGTTCACCATCTCGACGCGCAGGCCGCCCTTACGGATGACCTGGCCGCCGTTGGTGAAGTCGCCAACGAGGATGTAGCCCTGCGGAATTGCCGGGGTGGTCACAACGCGCTTGCCCCAGATGTTCAACTGGGGGTCAACAGCCTGAACCTCGATGTTGACGTTGTTCTGCGGTTGCCCGTAGTCCACACTCCATGGCGAACCGGCAAGGAATTGACCGTTCGCATCCTGCCAAGTGCGCAGCGTGAACCAGTCAATCGGGTTCATCACAATGGCGGTCGGCTCAAAGAAGTGCGTCACGCGGATGTCGGTCAGCATCGCAAAGACGCCGATCGCAATCTGCGCACCCGACACGGCCTGGCCACCCGAACCGACGATCGCGCGGCCGGGGGTGACTGTGGTGATCGTCGCCGAGTTAGCACCTTCACCGGGCGTGCCGGCTGTCGGGATAACCAGGTTGTTCACTGCGGCAACCGTTTGCGGCAGCGTGAACGCCGCCGAGAGACCAAGCAGGCCCTCGACGCCGGGGTAACCGGAGCCGGCGAGCAACTGCACTTCTTCCTGACGCGCAACACCCTGAGCGGTGCGTTTTTGTACAAGCGCCCAAAAATATTTCGAATCTTGGACAACTTCATCTGTAACTCGGGCGATGTTGGCGACCTTGCCGAGTTGCGCGGTGTAGCGCTGGATCTGGTTGGTCGAGGTCGGGAACGTCTGACCTTCACCGGTGGCCGCAGAAGCGTTGGTCCAGTTCGACTCACGAACATATGAGACAACCGGCGAGTCGGTCGGGAACGTCGGGAACAGTGACGCGATGACGTTGTCGTACCAGCGCAGCTCAAGGATGCCGGGAATAAAAGACGGCAGGATATCCGGGCCGGCAGTACCAGGCAGGAAGTACTGACCACCGGTCAGTCCGACACCAGCGGTGGTGCCGAACGCGTTCTCACCCTGTAGATTCGCCTCACCCTGGGTCTTGAGACCAAGGTCGAAGTTGAACTGTCCACGACGCTTGTCCGCGGCGTAAGACTTCATGTTGGCGTACTCGTCGGCGATAGCCTTCGCGTTGGCGAATCGCTCATCTTGCTGCGGCGCGGGCATACCGGGCTGCTCGGGGACGGCTACTTCGGTGCCGCCGGACAGTTTCTTGGCCTGACCGTAAGCCTTGAGGTCGGCGGCGATCTCGTCGGTTTCTGCGGCTGCCTTGCCCACGAACTCGCGGTATTCGGCCTTAGTGATCTTCTCTGCTTCAACGTCGGCGGTCTTCTGGACCACTTCCGCTTTCAGCTCTTCTGCGCGGCGGCGCAGGGCGTCTGCATTCACAGCTATCCCTTTCAAGGGCATGGGGAAACCCCGCGCGGCGATACCATCGCGGGTGGCTGTGCTGTGATTTAGGAGCTAGAGGTCAATGAGCCCTAGCTTGATTGCCAGGCTTTTGCCCAGCAGCGCCACGTCTTCAACATCGTCGTCGGTCTCAGCGACTGCAGCGCCTTGCGGTGCGTCGGTGGAAGCTTCGTCGATGGATTCAGTTGGCGAAGATTTGGTTTCAACAGTGCTGGCGTCAGCACTGCGGTTGCCGATCCCGTTCAACACATCTGGGACGGCTTGGGGGTCGGAGTAGGGGCAGCCGGCGCCGAGCTTCACGGCGAGATCGTGCACACCCTGGAAGTAGGCGGTTTTGTGGGTTTGGTCGCCACCGTCAAGCGGGTCGTTGTCGAACATGTCATTGATGGCGGCCATGGTGTTGTCGCGCAGGTTCGGCGCAGCCTTGGCGGCCTTAGACGACAACACGCGCGCCTTGTCGTTCGCGGGCACCGCGACAAACGCGCCGTTCAACAGTTCCCGCTGCGGCTTGGCGTCCTTGGAGGTCTTCGGCAGATTGCGGAAAGCGACACTGACACGGTCGATGTGACCGTCGTTAACCAGGCTACGGACCGCTTGGCCGTGCGGGGTCGACGCGAACGTACCGCGCACCTGCAGTTGGCCATCGTCGTTGATGAACGGCTTGCCGGAGCCCACGCAGGAGGCGACGCTCATTCCGTGGTCGGAATCGAACGTGATCTTGTCGGGCAGTGGGGTTTTCCACTCGTCGGCGTAGAGTTCGTCGCCGTCGCGGTCCAGGTCCGAAGTGCTGAGGATGACATCGAACTCGCCGTGCTTCGACGTGGAATCCTCAACCGGGGTGACAGCAGCGTCGACGGACTTCTGTTCGATGTCCATCTAGGCGGTCCTCTCCATAAAATACTCAAACGCTTCGCGAATCGGCTCGACATCGTCCGGGTTTCGCTCCAGCACATGGTCAATCGCGTCTTTGAGCGACTTGCCGCGGCCGGTCAGCGCGCGTATGTCGCCGATGTACTTACGGCCGGCAACAGACGGGACACCGCTGCCGCCGCCCTGGCCGGTCGTCGACACCTTGGGCTTGTCGCCGCCGTCATCGGACTTGCCGGGCGGTAGTGCCGCCTGCGGTGGAAGTTGCCCCAGCTTCTGCAACTGCTGCTGCGCGTAGAGTTCGTCGGCCGCCGCACCTGCGTCCCCGAGGTCGAAGTCGGGCCGGGCCTCGGATGGCTTCTCGATACCGTTCTGCACAAGCTGTGCATGCATCTGTGCCCGCTGCACCGGATCCCCGCGCAGAACTTGACGGGTGTCGAACTTCGCCTCGAGCTGGCCGTTGAACTCCGAGCCCACGTAGTAGTCGAACACCGACTCCAGAAACTCCAACCGCGGGCAAATCGAGTCCCGATAAACGCTCACCAGGCCCTCGGTCACATTGGCGAACGTCGCGTGGTCGAGGATGTGGACGGCGATCGGGGAGATGTCGTAGACCGCGCAGACCTCTTCGCGGTTGAGTTTGCGGCTGTCGATGTACTGCATTTCCTCGGAGGAGAGCTGCCACTGCTCGAGCTTGGAGCCGTTCTCCATCACGGCGATCTTGCCGGCGTTCTCCGCGCCCTGGTACATCATCTGCAGCTGCTCGCGCAACTGCTGCTTGGCGACCGGGTTCAGCTTGCCGTCAACGTGCATCACGGCCGAGGGGCGCCCGTTGTTTTTCCACCACGCCGCCACGGCCCGCCGCGAGGCGTCCTCGTTGAGCAGCGTCGAGCGCAAGGGCTCCAGCCGGGATATCCCGCGCATCATCGTCTCGGGGTTGTACGAGCGGAACGGGACAATCATGTCCTCGCTCATCAGCTCGTTCGGCTGGCCCATAAACCGGTAGGTCAGCTCGCCGAACTGGTTACGGAAGATCTGCGTCAGCGACGGGTGCATCGGAATAAAGCCGGTGATCTTGCCGCGGTCGTCGCGGATCTTGATCAGATACGCTTCTCCGTAAACCTCGTAGGTGGAGGCCAGCCACAGCCGGAACGCGTAAGCGTCCATAGTCGGACACGGGTTCGCCATCAGCTTGGCGTAAGCGCTCGAGCCTTCGCCTTTCGCGGGCCGCAGGACGTTGCCGGTGGCCGGCGACGTGTCCCACACGTTGATCTTCAGCCGCGCAACGGCGTGGCTGATCCGGTTGACCACCGTCGCCACCCACGGCTGGCGTAGATATAGCTGCGCGTACGTCTGGAATGACGACTCAAGCTGCAGACCCTGATTCGGGACAAAGTACCCGTTGAAGAACAGCGGCGCCGTTTCCGCGAACGCCTGGGGTGCAATGGGCTGCGCGAGGCCGTTTTCAAGGATGAAGCTCACGACAGCAGCTCCTGCAGGTACGCAACCGTCCTACGCTCGACAAATAGGCGGCCGGGGATCTTCACCGCGGTGTCACCCTCGCGCGTGATGACAGTGCGGCAGTCGTCAAACACGAACATTTCGGCATCAAAAGCGGTCAGAACGCCCGAGAAAGTCTCCTCAATTCCCCTCAGAGTGACAGCAAAACGCTGCAAAACGGCGCGCTTTACCAATCGTTTCGAGGTGAACAAGGGCGGAATCCTAACCAATTATCAGCAAGTCGCTGTTGTTGTATACGCTGTCGACTTCATGGCCGCGGGTCCACCAGGCATTGACCGCCATAATGCTGGACGGCACCGCATCGATCCGATTAGACGACTGGTCACGCTTGATCTTGCTGGGCATCACAAGGTCCGGGTCTGACGTGTGAAGTCGCGCCTCGCAGCAATCGAAACACCAGCGGGCCACCGGGTTGCCGTGATGCCGCACATTCTTTTCGAGGACGAGCTCGAACAGCCGGTGCATTCCGTCGGACATATGCGTGAAGTCGTTCGTGTACGCCATGACGTCGGTCACGTAAGTACGGAAACCTATTTCCTGCAGTACCGGATCGGATGACCACCGGTCAGCGTCTATCCCGAGAATGGTGTATCGCTGAGCGTCGGCGTCGATCGCCTCATAAACCGGCGAGGCCGCGGTGAAATCGAGGACATCACCCTCGGTGACCTGTAGCCAGCCATCCTCGACCCATCGGGAGAATTTCCCGCCGTGGGCCTTATTGAGCCGATCGAAGCCTTCGCGCGGCATCCAATGGCGCCACACAAGGTCAATCTCGTCGCCATCGGGGAATAAATAGCAGATCGACGTCAAATCCTGGCGCGCCGCGAGGTCGATACCCATCCAGCACTCACGGCCGGCGAACGCGTCCAGAGTGGCTGTAGCATTCTGAAACACAGTGCCTTCGCACTCGTCCCACAGGTGCATCGGCATCCAGTGGACTTCGCTGCCCAGCGTCTGGTTGAGCTGGAAGCGGCGGAACGATAGCTCGGCAACCGGGTCGTTGCGGGCCTCCATCGACATGCGGCGCATTTCCTCAAGCGAGAGGAAGTCGCCAAGTGCCGGGTTGGGGATGTGCCAGTTGTCTTCGTCGTAGATATCGGCGTCGAGCGGCAGGTTTTTAATCCACGCGAACACGTGCGGCTCGCTGTCGGGGTCCTCGACAACCCTTACCATCCTACGGTGCAGGTCGGCGCCGAATGATTCATCCGCGGCGGGAGCAGTCGTCGCGGCAACCATCAGTGGCTGCTTACGGTCCATCGACCCCATGCCCGAGCGCAGCGCGTTCCAGACCTCAGCACCCGACGGTGTAGGCCACGCCAGGATCTCATCGGCGGCGACACCCGACGGGTTACCGCCGAGCAAACGCCCTCCATCAGCGGCTTTAACCTTGTAGACGCTGTTGGAACGGGTTTTTACGATTCTCTTAGTCGACGGGATGACCTTGGCGCCCTTGGAGAGAATCGGATTCAGCAAAACCATCTGCGAGGCGACCTCGAACACGGCGCCGGCCTGCTCACGGTCCTTAGCAACCGAAATTATCTCCGCGGAATGCTCGCCGTCGGCAAATAGCAGGTAGAGCATGATCCCGGCCAAGATCTGGCTTTTGCCGTTTTTACGGGCCATCTCGATGTAGGCGATGCGATACCGGCGCACATACGTCTTGTGCTCCGGCGACCAGACCACGCGGCCGAATAATGGCCGCAGGATTTCCTGCGACTGCCATTCCCGAAGCGTGAACCGCTTCATATACTGCGTGCCCTTGGTGTGCACCAGCATGCGTTCGAAAAAACCGCACACATGATCAGCGCGCGGAACACAGAAGTGATCGCCGCGCTCGGTGCATTCCTGCTGGCTGACGGGGTTTATCCAGCCGCAGGGCTCAAACGACGTAGGCTTCGTCCCCGGAGGATTGGCCGCCATCGTCCACCTTCAGTTGAGCCCTGTCCCCTGGGGTTAGTCCAAACCGTGACCAGATCGACCGCAGTGACGCCTCAAGTGACGTCACGATGCGAATCGCCGGATTCATTATCAGATTGTTGCCCGAACCGTTCGCTATCAGCGGTAACGTTTCGGCCTCAAGGAGTGCCTGCATGAGCAGGGCCTGGATACGACACGCATTCGCGAACTCGTCGACATCCCAGCTGGTCAGGACCTTTTTCGCGATCAGATCAGGCGCCAACCGGTCCCAGATAGCCTGCGCGTCAACCGTCAGCTCCACCGGAGGGACGATCGCGCCGGCCGTAGGGGTCGGCTCCTCACGGTTCAGGCGATCCTCGCGGCAGCCCTCAAGCGCCCGCAGATGAGTCACCCGGGGCGTTGGCCCACGCTTACCCATCGGAACTCCTTTTATACACGGTTTATGCATAATCGAACGGTTGTGCGAATTAATTCGAACACGTATTCGAAAATGCGCTATTGGACTATTGCACACGGACTTGACCGCGTTACAAAAACGCTAAAACTTGTCAACATTCGCGTTGGCG